GTTCCGCCGGACAAACATTTAAAGCACGTATGATGACTCCATTTTTTGGTGCAACAGGAGATCAATTTATTAGAGATACTGTTGACGATTATAATAATACACAAAAGAGTTATGGTATGTGGATGGTGCCTCCGGATGTTGGTGCGCTGGTGATGGTTATATTTGTCAACGGTGACTCGTCACAACCTTTTTGGATCGGCTGTATTCCCCCAGAAAATGCTAACTTTATGGTGCCGGGAATTGCTGCAACTGAATATACTGTTGATGGCGGCGATTTTCAAGATGCCAGTGGCCGCGCTGGCCGTGTTCCTGTAGCAGAATATAACAAAGTAGTTAATGGAAAAGAAATTCCTGATGCAACTAAAGTTACTAAACCTAAACATCCATTTGCTACTGTCTTAACAAATCAAGGTCTATTATTAGATGATATACGAGGAATTACTACAAGTAGCGGCCGCCGTGAAATACCAAGTATGGTGTTTGGTATATCAACTCCAGGGCCTATAGATAAACAACCTAATGCTCAACGAGGTGAGATCGGTAAGGCAGATAGTCCAGCACAGAATGTGCCAGTTAGTCGTCTTGGCGGCACTACATTTGTAATGGATGATGGTGATGATAAGTTTATAAGAAAAACTGCGGCAAATGCCGGGCCTCCTATTTACGAATCAATAGAAGGACTAGCTGATAATGCAACGCCATCTGGAAATGTTACTATTCCACATAACGAATTAGTACGTATTCGTACACGTACTGGTCATCAGATACTGATGCATAATTCGGAAGATTTAATTTATATTGGCAACGCCTCAGGAACTACTTGGATTGAATTAACCAGCAATGGTAAAATCGACATCTATGCTAAAGACAGCATTAGTGTACATACAGAAGCCGATATGAATTTTTATGCTGATAGAGATATTAATATGGAAGCTAAACGAAATATTAATATGAAAGCAACAGGTAATGTGCAAGTCGAAAGCGGAAAAAATACAACCTTGATGGTTGGACAGAACGGCTTTATTACAACTACAGCAGCCTTTAATATTAATAGCGCCAATAACTTTTTTACTGCAACAGGTACAACACATATTAAAACTACTACTCAATACAATTCAGGAGCAGCAAGTTATTCAAATTTTCCAACCGGCGGAAAAGCTAACGCTACTGATGCAGGTAAAGGTGTAAAATTAACAACTCATACTAACCCAGGTATCACAGTTGCTAGTATTTTAAAACGTATCCCTGCACATGAACCGTATGCACATCATGAGAATTTAGACCCAACAGCATTTACTCCTGCAAAGACAGATAGAGATGTTGCCGGTAACTTAGCTACTCCAAAAGCATTTAACAACTACTCTACGTCAGTTGACACATTTAGGAAAGGAACATAATTATGAGTTCTCCTGCAACACTTTATAATAAAATAGTACTGAAAGGTTCTAAAAATACTGATCAAAATATCTTACAACAGTACAGAGGATTTAGTACAATCAGTCCTGATACAGAAAACTATGCACTGTATGATTATCAGTTAGTTAAACAAGATTTGTTAAACAGCTTTTATATTCGTCAGGGCGAGCGTCTAATGAATCCAACCTACGGATGTATCATATGGGATCTGTTGTTTGAGCCCTTAACAGACGGTCTTAAAAATCTTATTTTGCAAAATGTACAACAAATTGTGTCTAATGAACCAAGGGTACGTGCAGATCAAATTTTAGTTACTCCATATGAAAGTGGAATACAAATAGAGCTACAGTTGACCTACATAACGTATAATCTACAACAGTCCTTGCAGATTAAGTTTGATCAGGCTAATGGGCTGATAGCACAATAAAATACGTAGATTATTATACAAAATAAATACAGATATAGGGATAATTCATGAGTGTAACCACAAGACAGAATAGGCTATTACTAGCCCAAGATTGGAAGAAGATATATCAATCTTTCCGCAATGCAGACTTCACTAGCTATGATTTTGAAAATCTGCGTCGCACAATGATTGACTATATCCGTACGAATTATCCAGAAGATTTTAACGATTATGTTGAGTCTAGCGAATACCTTGCCCTAATAGATATGATAGCATTCTTGGGCCAAAGCATAGCTTTCCGTGTTGACCTAAATGCCCGTGATAACTTCTTAGAACTAAGCGAGCGCAGAGATAGTATCCTTCGACTAGCTCGTATGATTAGCTACAATGCCAAACGTAATACAGCGGCTAGCGGTTTATTAAAAATTACTAGTATTACAACAGACGAGGGCATTATTGACTCTAACGGCCGCAATCTTGCTGGTCAACCAGTTGTGTGGAATGATGCAAGTAACACAAATTGGTATGACCAATTTATTAGAGTGTTAAATGCAGCATTTCCTAATACCCAACAATTTGGAAGTCCGTCAGATTCAGCAACTATCTACGGTATTCCGACAGAACAGTATAGAATTAATAGTGCTGTTACTGGAGTTCCTGTTTATAGCTTTACAAAAACAGTTGCTGGTCGGTCAATGGCGTTTGAAGTTACTAGTACATCATTTAAAGGTCAGTCATTCATTTATGAAGAGCCTCCAAAAATCGGAAATACACTAGCATGCGTTTATAGAGATGACGGTCACGGCCCAGGAAGTTCTGCTAACGGATTCTTTTTTAACTTTACTCAAGGTACATTAAATCAAGGCGTATTCAATATCAGCCAACCTAGTAGTAATCAAAGTATCGATATTGATGCAACTAATATTAATAATTCAGATGTATGGGTATACCGCTTAGACAACAACGGCGCTGAATCTGAATATTGGACACAAATACCATCGCTAACAGGCAATAACGTAATTTACAATAGCCTAAATAAAAATATTAAAAATATTTACGCTGTTATCAGTAGAGTAAATGATCAAATTAGTTTACAATTTAGCGATGGCACCTTTGGCAATTTACCACTTGGTAATTTTAGATCATACTACAGAGTAAGTAATGGTCTTTCTTATACTATTACTCCTGCAGATATAAAGAGTGTTGCGATATCAGTACCGTATACAAATGCTAGTGGTCAAACACAAACATTATCAATTACATTAGGTTTAACAATTGGAGTTTCTAATGCATCAGTAGCAGAAACAAATGAAAGTATCAAAACTAATGCACCTCAGACATACTATACACAAAATAGAATGATTACTGCTGAGGATTATAATATCAGCCCGTTATCTTCTAGCACACAGGTTGCAAAAGTTAAAGCAATTAACAGAACAAGCAGCGGAGTTAGTAGATATTTTGACCTTATAGATCCAACAGGCAAGTATGGTTCAACAACACTGTTTGGTACTGATGGTATACTATTCAACGAAGTTTATAAATCAACTTTTATATTTTCTTATTTGACAAAAACAGATATCTATGAAACTATCTACAATAATGTTTATGAAATTTTAAAGACAGACGATTTAAAAAATTATTACTATAGTAACTATATTAATACAATTCAATCTACATCTCAATATACTTGGTATCAAGAAACTGCTGATTCAATATCTAGTACAGGATACATAGGAGATGCTGTAACTAAGGTTCCACTCTCAGTAGGACAGTTTACAGCAACAACTTTAAAATATTTTCAAGTTGGCAGCCTTGTAAAATTTGTTCCTCCAGCGGGATACTATTTTGACGGTAGTAATTATAATGAGTTGATGCCACTAACTCAAGGTGCTACATTACCACCAAATGCATTAATGTATATTTGGGCTGAAGTTTCAAAAGTAGTTGACGATGGTACAGCAGCATATTCATCAACCGGTCTTAAAATATTGTCAAGCGGATTAGGCCCAGTTACTCTAAATAAACCATTGCCGTCAGTTTCAGATAACGCCGGAACTCACGCACCATATATTTCTCAAATTATTCCGCCTTGGAATACTACTATATCACCATCAGTAGTTACAACTATGATCGATTTGATCTATGCTAATATGACATTTGGCCTGCGGTATGAAGCTGTTGCACAGACTTGGCAAATTATATCTGAAAGTAATTTAGATATAGTAAATGCATTTAGTCTTGGCAAACAAGGAGATGTAACAAATCAAAATCTTGATTCTAGTTGGCTGCTATTATTCACAACAGATAACGTAGCATATACTATTACCAGTCGTGCTAGTAGATACATTTTTGAAAGTGATAAGCAGATTAGTTTTTACTTTGATTCAAGTAAAAAAATCTACGATAGTGTTAATAACATGGTTATAGAAGATAGTGTTAGTATCCTAAGTGTTAATACAAAACCTAATTCAGTAATGCCATTTGGCCAAGACTACAAATGGAAGATAGTTAGTGAGTGGCAAGGGCTTGACGGCTATGTTGATAATAGTAAGCTAGTTGTTGGATTTGCTGATTCGTCAGTTAATGGCACAATCGATAATCCACAACTCTTTTTAGATTTAGTAACTCCAGTAGTTTCAACGCTGGCCACGGGCACAGTATTTCAAACTACACTGACAGTATTAGATCCAACCGGAATAGTTGCTGGAATGAAAGTTACAGGACAAGGTATTGGTAATTATGCTACAGTAGTATCAGTAAGTGGTAACACTATTAATTTAAGTGTTGCTAATTCTAGTACTTTAAATTTAGCACCGGTAACATTTAATTTAATAACATATATTGTAGAAGAAAAATATGTAATTGCGCAAGGGCAAGAAGATTATAGATATGTATATAACGACCCAGCTAGCCCAGTGGTATTGATTCTACCAAGTCAGACTAGTGTTGGGCAATTAACACAGTATGCTGACGGACAATATTTTTATTTCCAAGATACTAACGTAGTTAAAAAACTAAGTTTAACTACAGCTAGACTTATTCCAACATTAGATTATAAGGTATATCTTGGTCGTGATAATCTTAAATTTCAATATATTCATAATGCCGACTATGAAAGTAGAATAGATCCTGGCGCAAGTAATATTGTCGACGTATACGTACTAACACAAAATTATGATACTGCATACAGGCAGTGGATTGCCGGAGTAAGAACAACACAGCCTTTACCTCCAGGCACTGACGAATTATATGATTTATTATCACCTAATCTTAATTTAATTAAGAGTTTATCAGATGAGATCGTTTATCATTCTGTAAAGTATAAAAAATTATTTGGTCAAACAGCACCTGCAGAACTACAAGCATCATTTAAAGTTATTAAAAACACAAGCGAAGTACTAAGCGATAACGATGTTAAATCTAGAATTGTTACAGCTATTAATGATTATTTTAGTTTAGGTAATTGGGACTTTGGTGACACATTTTATTTTACCGAACTATCGACTTATGTTATGACACAAATGGCACCAGATATTTCTAGTTTTGTAATTGTCCCTCGCTTGGGCGGATTAGGATTTGGTAGTTT